AGTAGAATATTGGGACACTAAAATAAAAGATGGCGGCATATTATACCTGTATCTTCCAGATTATTCACAAGAGTATTGGAGACCTTGGAACAATACTAAGCACAAGAATATAATGGATGAACATAAGGTAGGAGACCTACTACTTCATTTAGGCTATGAGATAGTACTTTCTGCTGGATATGATATGAATAATTCATTTACTGTTGTTGGGGAGAAATAGTTATGGGACACATTAGTAGAGCTATTGATGTAGTAAAGACATGTGCTCGGGATAATATCGTTAACTTTGTAGAAACAGGAACAGGAGACGGATCGTCTTGTAGACACGTAGCTGGCGCGGTAAAGAATATTAATATACATACTATTGAATATGTTCCAGAGATACTGGAGAAAACAAAAGCAGTTCTTGGGCCACTATATGCGAATATTAATTTTCATTTAGGAAGCTCTAAAGATGTACTAGCAGAACTCGTTCCAACATTACGAGGCGGTACGTTGTTCTGGTTGGATGCTCATTTTCCTGGGGCAGACTACGGACTCGCATCATATGATTCTTTTGAAGATAAAACTATTAGGATACCATTAGAGGTAGAATTAGAAACAATTTGTTCATTACGTGATATATCTAAAGATGTATTTGTAATGGATGATTTAAGAATATATGAAGACGGTCCATTTGAAGAAGGTAATTGGACTGGCAGGAAAATACTTGGCGGAGTTGGAATAGATTTTATAAGAAAACTATTAGAAATTACACACAACATAGAGAAGTCATATAGTCAACAAGGATTTATAATAGCGAGGCCAAAATAGAAATGACTAACGTTTTTACAAATGGTTGTTTTGATATTTTGCACCCTGGGCACATAGCACTATTTGAATACGCTGCATCTTGGGGTGATAGATTAATAGTAGGAATAGATTCAGATAGTAGAATGGAAGAGACGAAAAGGGTTCCGATATATAACCAGGAAGAAAGAAAGTTAATGCTCAACAGCATCAGATATATAGATGTAGTTCATATATTTAATACTGAAAGAGAACTTTCTCATTTGGTTTTGGCAAGCAAAGCAGATATAATGGTAGTTGGATCGGACTGGGAGAATAAGAAGATAATAGGATCAGAGTATGTCAAACAAGTTAAGTACTTCGAAAGAGATGAAAGATACTCTACAACAGGCACCCTTAAACGTATTATTGATAGGTGATTCATGCACTGACGAATATGTTTATGGAGACTGCAATAGATTAAGTCCTGAAGCTCCAATACCTGTGTTTGACTACAAGTATGAGACGGCTACAGGTGGAATGGTTTGTAACGTATATCGTAATCTCGTAGCGTTGGGTTGCGAAGTGCAGTTATCTACTGGTGATCCTAAGAGTTCTGTAAAACGTAGGTTTATAGATATCAAATCAAGACAGCAAGTGCTTAGGGTCGACACGTTTTCGGATGCAGACTATTGGAGCCCATCATATAGCTCATCAATAGGATATGATGCTTTAGTGATCTCCGATTACGATAAAGGATTCATTAAAGATGATGATATAGAGGTCCTAAAGGAAAGATTCAAAGACATACCTATTGTGGTAGACTCTAAAAGGAAAGACCTATCTGTATATGGTGGGTGTGTATTAAAGATAAACGAATATGAATATGAAAGGTCTCAACCTAGGTTGGAGGAATACGAGGCAGTAATTGTTACTAAAGGTTCAGAGAGTGTAGACCTATATTGTAAAGGGTTCCATGTTTCCTATGACGTACCAGATGTAGACGTCTTTGATGTTACTGGTGCAGGAGATGTCTTCTTAGCTGCGCTTTCCTATTACATGATACGAGATAAACAAAGTAATAGTGATTTGGCTTTCCCAATTGGTGGGGCTATAGAAAAAGCAGCTTGTCTATCGTCTGTGTCTGTAGCACATAGGGGTACGTATACTCTATCAAAAAAGGATATAGAAAATGTCAACATACGTTTTTGATATAGACGGTACAATATGCACACAAACTTTTGGTTCTTATGATGAAGCTATACCATATTTAGGCAGAATACGTAAGATAAATAATCTATATGATCAAGGTAACAATATTATTTATTATACAGCTAGAGGTATGGGGTCTAGTGGAAATGATGTTTCAGCGGCATACGATAAGTGGTATCGATTTACCGAGAAACAAATAGGTATATGGGGAGCTAAATATCATAAGCTTTTCTTGGGAAAACCAGCAGGTGATTTATACGTAGATGATAAGGGGATGTCAGATGACGAGTATTTCTGATATGAAGAAGGTAGATAAAGGTTGGGGATACGAGCTGTGGGTAGCGAATAGTAGCAAATATTGTGGAAAGCTTTTATTTTTCAACGAAGGTAAAAGGTGCTCTATCCACTATCATCTCATAAAAGACGAAACATTCTATTTGCAGAGTGGTAAAATTATTCTTAATATTTGGGATTTTGATGATGGATTACATATGAAAGAAACGATGACATTAACCCCAGGTGAGTCATATCATCTGCCGCCTAATACAATACATCAAATGGTTGCGCTGGAAGATTCTGAGTTATTTGAATTTTTCTACGGAACATTTTGATTCAGATAGTTACAGAATATCTAAGGGAGATTGACATTATGGGTAAGAGAAGAGTTCTTGTAGCTGGTGCTGGTGGCTTTATAGGCGGGCACTTAGTGAATAGATTGACNGAGCAAGATAAGCATGTTACCGCAGTAGACATTAAACCTATGAGCGAATGGTTTCAGACGAATTCGAATTCGAACAGGATTCCTATGATGGATTTGTCTAAGACAAAAAANGCAGATCTAATTACAAGTCATCAATATAATGACATATATATGTTAGCTTGTTTTGATGATCAAACCGAGATATGGACAAAAGATGGCTGGAAACAGTTCGCGTATTTGGATGAGAAGGATCAAGTTGCCACGCTGTCTAAAGACGGGTTCTTAGAATGGCAGAAGCCCATAGAGCACATTGCATATCATTATGATGGTCCACTTTATAGTTTTGATTCTCAAACCGTTGACTTAAAGGTCACTCCGAATCACAATGTTTATGTCAGACGCTCTCATAAAGATACTTTCGAACTAAGAAAAGCAGAAGATACGGTTTTGAAACAAGTCAGAATGAAGCGAGGCTTAAAATGGAATGGAGATAACATATCGGAATTTGATATTAACATTGATGCAGATGCGTACCATCACAATACTAAAAAGCTTTCAAAATTTCCTATAATTGCATTTTTAAGGTTTTTAGGATATTATCTAGCTGAGGGTAGTTGCAACTTTAATGTTGCAAAAGGAACATACAGGATACATTTATCTAATACTAGTCCAACGATATTAAGTGACATGAAACGATGTGTTGCAGGAATGGGCTTTACTCCATATTTTGATCATAGCACTTCTCATGGAATATCTTTTCAGTCTAAAATGTTGTGCGATTATCTGCGACAGTTTGGTACTGCTGGTCAAAAATTCATACCAGCAGACGTAAAAGAATTATCCCCAGCACTGCTGAAGCACTTACACGAAACTATGATGCATGGAGATGGGTCTAAAAATAGGGGTACCTATTATACGACATCAAAAGAGTTAGCGGACGATTTTGGGGAACTATGTCTTAAGCTTGGGTATTCATATACGATCTCCCATAGAACTCATGATGAGGAAAATTGGAACGATAGATACGATGTATACTTTTGTGATAAAGATGAAACAGTTTTGCACGAATATCCTACGACAGTTGAATATTCAGGAAACGTTTATTGTGTAGAAGTCCCCAATCATATCATTTATGTTCGCAGAAATGGAAAGCCAATTTGGTGCGGTAATTGCAACATGGGAGGTATGGGATATATAGCTTCACACAAGACAGAGTGTATGCTTAGTGTACTAATCAGCGCGGGCATGATTAGGGGTGCTATAAATAGTGATGCGGAAAGGTATCTATATTCTTCATCTGCATGCGTATATAGCTCATATAGCCAACAAGATACTAATGTGTCGCTTAAAGAAAGCGATGCGTATCCTGCTGACCCAGAACCGGGATATGGTTTGGAAAAACTATTTTCTGAAGAGCTTACTATTAATGTTGGAAAGGAAACCAATCTGGAGACTAGAGCACCACGTTTCCATAATGTTTATGGTCCGTATGGATCATATGATGGAGGCAGAGAAAAGGCACCAGCTGCAATATGTAGAAAAGTGATTCAGGCTAAATTATCAAAAGATATGAATATATCCATTTGGGGAGATGGAGAGCAAACTAGAAGTTTCATGTATATAGATGATTGTATAGATGGCATCTTGAAGCTGATGGATTCAGATATAAGGGAACCCATAAATTTGGGTAGTGCTCAACTCGTGACTATCAACGAGCTAGTATCAATTGCTGAAGATATAGCAGGAGTTAAACTAAAGAGATCATACGAACTAGATAAACCTCAAGGTGTGCGAGGTAGATGTAGCGATAATACTAAGATTAAAGAAGAGTTAGGATGGGAACCCTCTATCAGCTTAGGGGACGGCATGGAGAAAACATATAAATGGATTTATGATTGCATTGTAAACAATGATTGAAGATGTAGACATTAAAGAATTTCCATGGGAAGAATTGTATAATATTAAACATTACCTGTTTAATACTCAGATGTCGTATAAAGAAATATCAGAAGCTTTAGGAAAAACTGAAGCTTCTGTGAAAGACATTGTTGATAAACTAAATCTTTCTTGGACCAGAAAAAAAGATAGAAAGTTATCTAAAGGGGCATCTTTATTAACATCTCTTTTCCGAGAGTTAATTCCAGGGGAAAAAATAATCAATGAGTTTCACGTCGGTGAACGACTAATGCTTGACGTGTACTGTCCGAGGTATAGGCTTGGGGCCGAATATCATGGTATACAGCATTTCAAATATAATAGTATGTTTCATCCATTTAAATCAGATTTTATAGCAGGACAGTACAGAGATGCAAGGAAACTTGAGTTATGTGAAGAGTTTGGAATTACAGTTATAGTGTTCAAATATGATGATGATCTTAGCGAAGATATGGTAAGCGATAGGATTATATCTGGTTTATTAGATGATACGTCTGACGAACATGATATACTACATTCTGACAGAAGACTGTCAGAATATGAAAGAGATGTTAAAAGCCGTAGAAAAAAGTTTTATAAGGATCAGTACAAAAAAGTAAAAGAATATAGGAACCGTGACGACAATAGATAGCTTTGAACAAGAAAAAGGTTTACCAATCGAATATAGCATTTTTGCGCTATGTTTTAAAGAAGAAGGTGCTATAGAATTTTTCGCAGAAAACCTATCGCCAGATATAGTTGGTGCTATACATGGCGAGACTGGTATACACGAATTTTATAAAGCCATACTAGGGTTTTATTCTCAGATGAGAATAGATCCTATAGATGTAACAGCGTTCAGATCATGGCTTGAAGAGAGTGATATATATTTAGCTCTAGGGGGAGAACCAGGGGTTAGAGCTTTCTTGGATTTGATCATGGACGCTGAGTTGTCAGATAAGAGGCAACTGCTCAAGGTTTTGACAATTAAGGCTAACCAACGTAAGCAGTTAACAATGCTGCAGGAACTACAGCAATTAGTTAGTAAAAAAGGTGCACGTTCTCAAGGTGAGATTAGCCAAATTACCGAATTGACAGAACACATTCGTAGTCTGGAAAATCAATTAGATTTGAATCCATTAGACTTTGTTACTACTGGTGAAGATATGATATTTAATATAGATAATCTATTAGATATACCAAACTTCATTCCTACACAGTTCCCAGAGTTAAATAGGGCTATGGGATATACTGCTACTGGTGGATTCTTTAGAGGGGCTGTACATGGAGTGCTGGCAGCGTCGGGGTTAGGCAAGTCAACATTCTGTAAGTCTTTATGCAATTTTTGGCTAGATGAAGGTTACACGGTTCTGTATGTGAACTTTGAGGAAGCGCAGGGGCACTGGGAAAGAGTGTTATTTTCTCAAATCATTGGGCATAACGTGTACCGAGATGCAGAACGCTGGACTCCAGCAGAACGAGAAGGATACACAAAAGTATATCGTGATAAGCTTGAAGAATGGGGTAGTAGGCTTATGGTCAGGCACGATCCTGATACTCCTTATTTCGATGATTTAGAAATGTGGTTCAGGGATATCATAGGTCATAATGACATACTTCCAGATATTGTAGTTATCGACACTATACAGTCTATGTTTACTAAGGGTAGCAATAGACCAAGATGGGCAGAGTTTGAACAGATGATGGTCAGGCTAGAAAAGTTAGCAAGAGAAATGGATTGCGCCCTCATAATAACCGCCCAAGAAAATGCTAATAGGATGAAAGAGAAAAGAGAAGTTGTATTATTGTCTGATACTGGAGGGTCTTTGGCTATACAGCAGAAGTGTGCCGTAACAATGTTTATAACAAGTCTTGCGGCAGTTAGGGATGATGATTCTATAGACGCGTCATTAATGCAGTTGCAAATTCCTAAGAACAGGATTACGGGTGGAGTATTTAGTATGGATCCACCAATAGTCAGATATGATGACGAATCTAAATCATACGTTCCGTGGAATTTGGCAGCGAATAACTATAGCAAAAACAATAAGAACCTATTAAAGGACATAGATAATCTGTGATAGTTTTAAATGCAAAGAAAGTTAGGGATTTCCAAACGTGTGAACTATCATACCGATATAGACATTTAGATGAGATAGTTGAACCTCTCAAAAGGGATAATTTATTATTGACCCATTTTGAAGAAGAGATAAAGAAAGTTATGGCTTTTTTCTTTTACAAGAAGCAGGGGGGTAATACCCCATCTTACAATGCCTTACTAAGTAGGTGGGAACGTAATTGGTTTAAAGATGGTGAGACCGCATATGATATTAGTATGTCTAAACATCCATCTACCGCTATTAACGCAACTTCACTTACGACTAGGGCGGCAAGCGTATTGCTAAATTTCTATAATGATTTTTCTGACGACATATCGTCTCCAATAATGATCGACGAGACATATGATATATCTATTGATAATGACGTCCGTCTATCTGAGACGTTTGATATAGCCTTGAAGCCTCCTTCAGAGAATAAAGTACTAATGATAAAATGGATAACCAGAGGTAGGGGTCCTCTGGCAAGATCTGTAGATTATGGTTTAGAGTTTGCGATAATGGATTATATTTACCAAAATAAGACTTCTTTGTCTGAGAAATATGAGGCTGGGTATGCTACATATGAAATTGGGTCAAAAACGAATACGTTTACGATATTTAATGTAGAAGACAAGCATAGAGATATGCTATCATATTGGGTAGATAGAATAAACAATACTAATATGTATATACCAAGAAGAGGCATGACTACTGCATGTAAAGGGTGTAACTATGATGACTTATGCAGTAAATTTGAGATAGGGGATAATCTTATAGATGGATGATGCAGAGATAGAGAAATTCATTTCAGAAGATTCCCAGGATGCTTTTGAGCAGGAAAATCTTATTCTTAGTCCACTGCTGGATGAGATTGGTTGTATTGCCGATATGAGTATACAACTGTTTGTAAGATCAGTGCTTTTAAATTCTCCCTTCTTTTGGGTTGCTCCAGTAATGCCAGACAGTAGTTCTATATCTTGTGATTGGCCGAAAGACGTCTATTGTGTCGGCGGAGACGTTCTTAACACTAAGAGAGTTTTTAGGGCGAGTGTCCTGCTGTCTGATAGCTATCAGTTAGAAATGGAAGATAGAGATATGCTTTTCGCTGCAGCATTAGTTCATTCCGTAACTAAATATGAGGTTAAAGCAGGAGAAATGGAGTATAATGATTTTTATCCATTTACTTTTAATACTTTTATAGAAGAGTTAAGATCTCGACAGCAGGAGCTTGCTAGTGATGGCACGTCTAATACTTTAGCTGTACCAGATGATACGGTACGGAAAATATGTAGATTAGTTAGATGCCAGAATGGGCCATGGTCTATTATTCCCGAAATGATACCAACTAATGTGCTAGAGATTTGTCTGCACTTGTCGGTATATATAGCTATGGCAGTAGATTATGTTATAGATGGTACAGAGGTGGTAGAGGAACGATGGGGCTTTTAAAGAGAAAATGGTTAGTTGATAACACCCCAAAGATTTTAAAAGAGATGGAATATTATCGTGATTATAATTCTTTTATGTCATTAGAAAGATCTGTTCTTTGGGATAGAAAGAATGAGGTAGAGGGGATGAATATTGAGACTGCCAGATGATCCAAATAAATATAGCCATAATTGGAAATGGCTAGAGCTAGGTAGATACTCTAAAGGTCTTGATAGGGTTTTTAGAATAACTAACAAAAACACAAAAGTTCCTATCACGATTGAATATAAAGACGTAGAGAACTTTGCTAATGAACATGATAGATTGGGTATATATACATCGGTTTTTCATTATAATGATAAAGCTTACGATAAAGCTACAAGACTTGGTTCTATATATTTTGATTTAGATAGTGCTGATATATCTCAGGCACAAAGTGATGCCATAAAGATAACAGAGTTTTTGAAAACAATGTTAACAGATAATCAGCTGCGAATATATTTTACTGGCAAAAAGGGTTTCCATATAGAAGCAGAAGCTTTAGCTGTAGGTGTCGTTCCAAGCAATAACCTACCATCTATTTACAGGATGATAGCTAACGATATGCAAGATAATCTTAATCTTGAAACTATAGACTTTGCGGTATATGATCTTAGAAGAATGTGGAGGCTACCCAATAGTATACATCAAGGTACGGGATTATATAAGATACCATTATCTTATGAAGAGCTTACATATAACATAGGCGATATAAAAGATCTTGCTCGGCATGGCAAAGAAGAAAAGATAGATGAGCAAGAGTTCTCATATGAGGCAAATAAATGGTATAAAGAATATGAGTATAAATATGAAGAATCTTTGAACAAGAAAACTTCTATAAGTGAGGTTATTAACTTATTTAATAAGAATGGTTCGTCCAATGTTAAAAATCGATCGAAACAGAAACAGTTTAACCCTATAGGCTTATTTGATAATTGTCCCGCTATTTTAAGAATGTGGGAAAAAGCTGAGAGAGTACACCATCTAGAGCACGAGGAGAGACTTTTCTTATGTAGTGTATTATCATATACTGATGAGGCCGTACAATACCTTCACCAAATACTTTCTTTATGTTCGGACTATGATTATGAGAGAACCGCGGCACACGTAGATGATTGGCTTGCGAGAAGGGAAAGGGAAATAGGGGGTAGGCCATATTCATGTAAGACGGCAAACGAAAAGGGAATTGGCTGCGGGAATTGTGATACTAAAATGGAGAAGAAGAAGAAATGGATAAAAGTTGGTGATAGGTATATCGAATCGGAAGAGTACGCAGAGCCGAGTCCGGTACGGTATGCATATATTAATATTAACAGTTACTAGTATAATTAGAATAGGAGGCAGTTATATGTCTACAGCTAAGTCAAGAAAAGTCAAGAAAGGTAATGGGAATAATGGCAGATGAAAATGAACTAAATGATAAGATTGTAGGAATGTGTACAGAATGCAAAACCATTATCCCTACTAATATTATGGCTAAGGATGCATTTGCGGCACAGGGATTGCCACCTGTCTGTAAGCTCTGTGGTGGTGTCGTTACCATCATTGACAGTAGCAGGAATGTAGATAACATTAAGCTGGCTATGGATAGAGATCGAGGAATAACCTGATTATTCTAGCCCATACGTTTGATAGACTATACATACCTGATATACTCTTTGTGTAAGACTACATGAAAGAGATATAAAATGGGATCCTTACTAGCTATGGCATCTATATTATACATGAAGCATGTTAATGCTAAAGTTAGGCGGCGTACACAAGATGCTTAATTTGGCATATGCACATCTAGACTCCCTTGCAGGGTACTGGAAAGATTGGAGGTATGTTCAATGAGTGTGAAGGCAACTAAGAATTATGTTAATCTTCACACCCATTGAATGTGCCATACCACATTTAGCCTTCTCGATGGACATGGGGGGATTGAGAAGTATGCTAAAAGATGCCAAGAGCTACAGATGGGTGCACTAGCAGAAACGGACCATGGAAACATACATGGTTGGATGGACTTTTATCATACATGCAAAGAATATGATATAAAGCCCATACTCGGCATTGAAGCATATCAAGCCCGTAAAACACGTTTCGATAGAGACGAAGAAGAAAGAGCTGGTCCATCTACTTTCGAGTGGGAACAAAGAGGTCCATACCATATAACTCTTTTAGCGAAGAACAATGATGGTTACAAGAATCTTATCAAGCTCTCATCTGAAACCTATACTACAGGGTTCTATGTTAAGCCAAGATGCGATCATGAGCTAATAGCAGAGCACTCAAAAGGTATCATAGTACTTTCAGGCTGCCTGAATGGAGAAGTCCAGCAAGCCCTATTAAGGGGCGACTACGAGGCTGCTAGAGATAGCGCCGCAACAATGCAAGACATAGTGGGGAAAGAAAACTATTTTATAGAGATACAAGATCACGGAATTGATGAACAGTTACAGGTTAAAAAAGATCTCTTACGTTTAGCTAAAGAGATAGATGCACCAGTTGTCCCCAGCGGCGATTGTCATTATGTGCACAAAGAAGATGCAGACCATCATGACTCTATGCTTTGTGTTGGAACTCGTAGCATGAAAGCTAACGAAGATAGGTTTAAGTTCGCCGGACCAGAATTTTATTTAAAGTCTTACGATGAAATGCTTCCAAGGTTCGAGCCAGAATGGTTAGACAATAGCATTAAAATAGCAGATATGGTTAACATAGATCTGGATTTTGATAACTATTATTTTCCTAGCTATCCAGATATTCCCGAGAATGAAACAGTAGATGAACATTTAGATAGATTGGTTTGGGCCGGAATAGAAAAAAGGTATGGGACACCAATACCTCAAGATGTCTTGGACAGAACTACTTCTGAATTAGGGAAAGTAAAAAGATTAGGTTATCAAGAATATTTCTTAGTAGTTGCAGATATAGTGAAATTTGCAAAGACTAATGATATAATGGTTGGTCCAGGTAGAGGATCTGCAGCGGGGTGTATGTTATCGTATGCTCTTGAAATAACTAATCTTGATCCTATTTATTATGGTTTATTGTTTGAGAGATTTTTGGTTCCAGAGACTTTTACATACGAGCCAAAATTAACTAAAATGTAAGGAACTTAATGGCAGAGTTTAAGTGGAGTCGTGATACTAATGAGAACATTAAATATTGGGTATTCTTTTGGTGTAGCTATTAGAGATAGTAGAGAATACAGATGGACCTATCATAGATAATGCTTGGCTAGATTTAGAGGTAACAGTTGTTGGTGGAGCAGATTTATCTCCATTGTTCTTGTCAGCTATTAAAGATGGTGGTCCGTATTTAAATGAAGATAGCTCATCATTATTATATTTTCTTGGGTTAACAGATATTCCCCCAACACAACTACCCATAGGTTTACGTTATAGCAAAAGGACGTAAAACAGCACCTGATATTGATTTAGATTTTGATGACAGATACAGGGAACGGGTAATAGATTTCTGTAGAGATAAATATGGGATAGATCATGTAGCCAATATCGTAACCTTCTCTGAGGTTAAAGCAGCATCGGCTATAAGGGACTCTGCGAGAATACTTGGCTATGATTACAACACAGGCAATGACTTAGCTAAGCTAGTTCCAGACGCTGTACTTGGTGTAACGAAAACTCTAAAAGAATGTCTTGCTACAGAAGAATTTAGGAAGGCCTATGATGATAGCCCTAACACTAAAGAGATTATAGATACTGCTCTCGGACTAGAAGGAGTATATAGGCAGACTGGGATGCACGCTGCTGGTGTTGTCATCACCGATGGCCCGATTACCGATTATGTTCCTATCATGCAAAAGGGCGCAGATGCGCCAATGATAACACAATGGACGATGGGATGGATAGAATCTAACGGCTTGTTAAAGATAGATTTTCTTGGTTTAAGTAAATACTCCAGGTTATAGATTTGTTGCCTAGAAAACATAAAAGAATCATAGAGGCATGGAGATAGATATCGACTCAGTGCCTATGGATGATCCTATGGTGTTTGATAATCTTAGACTGGGTAATTCTACAGCATGCTTTCAGATAGAAAGCGATGGCATGAAGTCCATGATGGTAGAATTGCAGCCCGAAAACGAGTTTGATATAATCGCGCTTATCTCACTATATAGACCTGGCCCTATGGGTTCTGGTATGGATAAGATGTATATAAATAGGAAGCTAGGGTTAACACCCATAACCTATCCTCACCCTTGTTTAGAAGAGGTCTTAGAGAGATCTAAAGGCATTATGATATACCAGGAAGATGTTCTTAATGTTGTTAAAGTTGCAGCAGGTATGGATGCATCTGAGGCGGATACTTTACGTAGGATTATGGGTAAGAAGAAGCTAGACAAAGTTGCCGAGTATAGGGAGCAGTTTGTCGAAGGCTGTATGGAAACTAATAATATATCATATCAAGTAGCAAATAAGCTCTATTCAGATATAGAGTTCTTTGCTGGGTATGGATTTAACCTAGCACATGCGGCTAGCTACGCTGTTATATCATACCAAACTGCCTATCTTAAATTCCACTATCCGGCAGAATATATGGCTGCCGTCTTGTCTACGATGACAAAAGATAGAGACAGATTATCTTTGTACTTGCATGAATGCAGTGAATTGGGTATNAATGTAATGCCTCCGTCGGTTTCTGAATCGGGTTTTTATTTCAAAGTAAGAGACGATACTCAAATTCTTTTTGGATTGTCAGCTATAGATGGTATAGGGCCAGCTCAAATAGAGCATATAAAAGCCGGTGGTTCGAATTACAGTAATATGTGGGAGTTTATGAGGTCTGCAGATCCCGCTGCTCTAAATAAAAAAACTATAGAGAAACTAATTAGTGCAGGAGCATTAGATGATCTTGTAAGAAATAAAGACATAGAAAATTATAAATTGTATAAGCACGAAAAGATAGATCTGCTTACTAAGGAAAGCGATACTATAGGCATCTACTTATCTGGTCATCCTCTTGATGATATTTGGCCCATAATGCAGGAACAAGTATCTATTTCTTGCGATGAGGCACAAGATTCTGTAGGGCGCGTAAAGCTAGGGGGAATAATATCCGGGTATAAAGAACACACTACTAAGAAGACTGGTAAGAAAATGTGTAAGTTTACTTTAGAGGATATTACCGGAAGGGTAGAAGTGGTGGCATTTCCGTCAGCTTATGCTTCTATAAGTAAGTCTATACAGTTAGAGAATAATTTAGTTGGGTATGTTACGGGAACGATTAAGAGTGGTGGAGGGAGTCAGCAAACTATATCTATTAACTCCTTTATACCAATAGACATTGGGGGAGCTTCTGAAGGGACACCAATTATATTAGACGTAACTAATTCTTTTAACACTATTCTCTTGCAGAAGCTATATGGTATAATGAATAAACATCCAGGAGATAGTCCTGTGCTTATGAATATCAACGATGGAGAATTAAGTATACTTTTTCAATTCGATAAGTTAATAGATCCATCTATAAAAGATACTTTAGTCGGCCTAATAGATATGACAAACGCAAGCTACACAATATAGGAAGTAAGATATGAGTGATAGAAATATTATGGTAACATCTAGGCATACATACAGAAACCCTATAGACAGGGCTTGTTTTCGTGCATGCGTATCATGTTTAAGGTGCGCAAATAAGGGGTATGAAAATAGAATGTGATTCATGCTCCGGTCATCCTGATCAGGGTGGTCAAAGAATACCTCATGATGACCATTTTTGCGATTGTGCTAACGGAGTTATGAGATGGGTTACGAAAGACGGTCGGTTAATAGTTCGTAGATATTTATCAAACCCGTTTAAGTCAGAGGTCAGAACGGATGCTGTTTCACAGGACGAACGCGATTGGAATGAATTTCTTTCCCATAAGAGAGAGATGCTAAATAACCCGGAATATGATCCGATTTCATTCTCAGATGGTACATCAACTACAGACCATTTCAATAGGGACAGGTGATAACGTGACTTTAGATAAAGAAATATATGAGAACACAGACGAACAGGGAACATATGCAAGGCTAGAGATAGGCAGTAACAGGGGCGACAACACTGTGTGGCTACAATCTGGTATAGTTGGAATCTTTTTGACTGAGGATGAGTTTAGAAACCTGTATCCCCTAATTAAAGGTTATGCAGAAATGATAGGAGTTGAATAATGGATTCTGATTGGATGGAACTTGGCGATACAGGATGGATACCTGTAGGTGACGGAACATTCGTTAATATAGAAGAGAATAAGATGATGGACGCAAAAGGTAATATATATGATCTTGACGAAGTGAGTGGCGACGATATATGACTGTTAGACTACCAAGTGATTTAACTCCGTTAGAGAAGCTTACGATAACACCAATGAGCTATTCTCGTTTAAATTCATATAAGATGTGTAATGCTAAATATTTTTACACATATGTTTTACGAGAACCCAGACAGTTCGCTCCATATGCGGTAATGGGTAACGTAATTCATTCTACTTTCGAGAATATTTTAACTAGTGAGAAAACTGTAAATGAGTTATCTAATGATATCTTGGAAGAATATAAGGTTCAGTTAGGGGAATGGGATCCCGATGATCTAATACCGTCACAGCTACGAGCAGATGCGGTTGTTATGGTCAATGAATTCATTGATAGGCATGGAGATGAACAATTACCTATTACAGAAAAAGAGATAGGATTTGAGATAGTTATAGGTTCCTATTTATTTAGAGGTTACATAGACAGGTTAGATGTCACTAGCGATATGGTGTATGTTGTAGACTGGAAAACAGGCAAACGTGAAGTACCATTAAAACATATTAGCAAGGATTTACAATTAGGCCTGTATGCGTTGGCCATGAATAAGGTATACCCCGACAAGCAAGTATATGCCTCCCTTTACTATTTACGATCGGGAAAGCAAAAGGGACATCTATTTACCGAAGAGGACCTTTTAGANGTTGAGNAATCTCTTATAGAGGCTTCTGATNTNGTTATTAACGATAGCNATTTTCATCCTACCCCTAATAGATTCTTGTGCGGGTTTTGTGACCACGCTAAAAGTGGTGCATGTCCAATGGGAAAATACGCTAAATAAAAAAGAGGGGAGACGCCATTTGCATGGTGCCTCCCCTCTACTAGCTGAGGATATCAGAAAGATGTATGATTTACAGCATCAAAGTAATCTGTATCAGATTCTTGTACGTAAACACTTTCAGTTGGTAGGTCTTCTAATGTCCAGTTATCGTTGTCGTTTGTCACGATGCTTGCGATTTGTTCTGCTAGAGTATTCATTGTTACTTTCTTTTCTGTTTGGGTTTGTGTTGCTTTCATGAAAATAACTATATCATGCGGCCTATGGAAGTGCAACCTCAAAGCAAAATATTTTAATACTTTTTCGCAAAGGTACAATCATGTCTAAAAAGCCAGGAAGAGTTCGTAAGCTTAGCCAGTATTGGGTAACTGATGACGACTTATTTATAGCAGATAACCTACATGTTATGACTATTAGGGAGTTAGCAGATGGTCTTGGTAAATCGATTCCATATATACATGATAGACTGAGGGCGTTACAGCTTGATAAGCCAAGGCTAAAACCGTCAGAGGTATCGAAATATGTAAAGTGTAAACACCTATTATGTAATACTTTAATTCTGCAGGATGCCGATTCTTTAGGTTATTGTTCCGAGGAATGCCATATGGATGCCGTCGTGCCTCGTCCATCTGCTCATCAAATTAAGAAGGCATATCACAAAGATGGCTTATCTATGTTAGAGATTGCTGATAAGTTTGGCTTATCGCATAGGTCATTAATTAACCTATTTCA